CGCCGCCGCCGGGCTCCCGGACCCGGACCCCCAGGCGCCCGGGCTAGGCCCCCCGCCCGCGCCCCGGGAGGACGCGCCGTGACCGCCCCCGCCCCCCGCACCGTCGCGCTCCGGCGCCTCCGGGCGACCCTCCGTGCCGTGGTCTGCGCCGTCGAGGCGGGCGGCGAGCCCGTCGTCGTCACCCGGCACGGGCGCCCCGTAGCTGCCCTGGTCCCGGTCCGGGCCCTGGAAGCCCCGTCCGCCGGCGGCTGTGGCGACGAAACCCCCCGCCGGAGCCCTGAAAATGGCCTGGAGGTTTCGGTTCCGTCGCCGCTCGGCGGGGCCGACATGACAACCCGACCGTCCCGTCTGTCCCGACCGTCCTCTCCGCAGGGAGGCCGGCCGTGAACTCGCGCGACCCCGACCGCAACGCCTGGGCCCGCCACCCCGCGGCCCGGCCCTGCACCAAGCCGCTCTCGGCCTGCTGGACCCGGGATCCCCTCGACGGGGCGCCCCTCGGCCCCTTCCTCGACCGCCTCGCCATCCGCCGTGGCTTCGCGGTCGTGCGCTCTGCGCTCTTGGCCTGGCTCTCAGAGCCCGTGCTCTCCGGAGGTACCCATGGTGGCGAGGTCTGACCAGAGCGGCCTGGGCCGCGTGCGCCTGGAGAGCCGCCGCGTCGCGGACCTCCTCCCGGCCGCCTACAACCCGAGGACCATCTCGCCCGAGGCCCTCGCCGGGCTGGGCGAGTCGATCGGGCGCTTCGGCCTCGTGCAGCCGATCATCGTGAACGCGCGCACGGGCCGCGTCGTCGGCGGTCACCAGCGTCTGAAGGTGCTGGAGGCGAAGGGCGTCGAGGCCACGGACGTCGTGGTGATCGACGTCGAGGAGGCCGAGGAGAAGGCGCTCAACCTGGCGCTGAACTCGCCGCGGATCTCGGGCGAGTGGACGGCCGACGCGCTGGGCCTGCTCGAGGAGGTCGTGGGCGCGCTGCCGGACCTGGGCGAGTCGCTGCGGCTGCTCGACCTGCGCGGGGATCTGGAGAGGCTCTTCCCGCAGATGGCCGGCGACATCGTCGAGGACGAGGTCCCCGAGCCCCCGGACGACCCGGTCACGAAGCCCGGCGATCTGATCGTGCTGGGGAACCACCGCCTGCTCTGCGGCGACTCGGGCAGCGCGGCAGACCTCGACCGGCTGCTCGACGGCGCGCCCATCCACCTGCTCAACACCGACCCGCCTTACAACGTGAAGGTCGAGCCGCGTTCGAACAACGCGATCGCCTCCGGGCTCTCGTCCTTCTCTGCGCAGCCCAAGAGTGCGAAGCACCACCAGGCGCTCGACCTGGCGCGACACCCGGGCAAGTCGAAGCCCACGCACCGGAAGATGAGGGCGAAGGACCGGCCGCTGGAGAACGACTTCCTCACCGACGAGGAGTTCGAGAAGCGGCTGCGCGCGTGGTTCGGAAACGCCTCGCGCGTCATGCTCCCGGGCCGCGGGTTCTACATCTGGGGCGGCTACGCCAACGTGGCCAACTACCCGCCGGCCCTGAGGGAGGCCGGGCTCTACTTCAGCCAGACGATCATCTGGGACAAGCAGCACCCCGTGCTCACGCGCAAGGACTTCATGGGTGCGCATGAGTGGAGTTTCTACGGTTGGAAGGAAGGCGCGGCGCACGTGTTCTACGGCCCGGCCAACGTGCCGGACCTCTGGCCGATCAAGAAGGTGACGCCGCAGAAGATGGTCCATCTCACGGAGAAGCCCGTCGAGCTCGCGGCGCGCGCGCTGCAGTACTCCTCGAAGCAGGGCGAGAACGTGCTCGACCTCTTCGGCGGCTCGGGCTCGACGCTCATGGCGTGCGAGCAGCTCGGGCGCCGCGCCTACCTCATGGAGATCGACCCCGCGTACTCGGACGTGATCGTGGAGAGGTGGCAGAACGCGACGGGCCAGAAGGCTGTGCGCAAGGGGCGCAGCTGACCATGGGCGTCCGCGGACCCCTCCCGACTCCGACGCGCAAGCTCGGGCTGCGTGGCTCGTGGCGCGCGGCCACGCGCCCGGGCGAACCCACGCCCGAGCCGCAGGCGCCCCCCAAGCCCACGACGCTGAACGACAGGGCTGCCCTGGTGTGGGACGAGGTCGTCCCGCAGCTCGACGCGGCCGGGATGCTCGCCCGCTTCGACGGGCGCACGTTCCGCCGCTACTGCGAGCTCTCCACGGTGTGGGACGACATGCTCGACTTCCTCAGGAAGTCCGGTCACGCGCACCCGGTCAAGAACACTCGTGGCGAGGTGACGGGCGTGAGGGCCTACCCGCAGATGCGCATGCTGCTCCAGGTCAGCGAGGTGCTCCTCCGGATCGAGGCGCACTACGGGATGACGCCGGCGTCGCGCTCGCGGCTCGTCGTCGAGCCGCCGCAGGTGATCGATCCCGCTTTCGACTACTTCGGACCCACGAGGTTCACGGGATGACGGCGCCCGAGCCCCCGATCCCGCTTGCGCGCTGGGGCGACGCGGCCTTGGAGCAGGTCTGCCGGACCGAGATCCCCGGCTACGACCCGTGGGCCACGGCGCTCCCGGGCCAGCGCTTCGACGTGGCGCTCGCGCGCCGCGCGATCTCGTTCTTCCACGACATGCTCGTGTTCGTGGAAGGCGAGCGCGCCGGCGAGCCCTTCGACCTGGAGCCCTGGCAGGCGGCCATCGTGGGGAACCTCTTCGGCTGGGTGGACGCAACCACGGGTCACCGGCGCTACCGCGAGGGCTTCGTGTTCGTCGCCAGGAAGAACGGCAAGACCGCGATCTGCGCGGGGATCGCGCTCTACCTGCTGCTCTGCGACGGGGAGCCCGGGGCCCAGGTGTACTCGGCCGCAGCCGAGCAGGCGCAGGCAGCCCTCATCTTCCGCTGCGCCATGCAGATGATCGCGCGCCAGCAGGAGCTGCTCGCCCGGACGCGCGTCTACCGCGCCTTCAAGTCGATCGAGGTGCCCGAGACGGGGTCGATCTTCCGGGCGCTCACCGCCGACGCCCAGACCAAGCACGGGCTCTCCGTGCACGGCGCCGTGATCGACGAGCTCCACGCGCACCCCACGCGCGACCTCGTGGACGTTCTCCAGACCGCGACGGGCGCGCGGCGCCAGCCGATGACGGTCCACATCACGACCTCGGACTACGAGCGCGTCTCGATCTGCAACGAGAAGTACGAGTACGCGAAGAAGGTCCGCGAGCGGACGATCGCCGACGCGTCCTTCCTCCCCGTGGTCTACGAGGCGCTGCCGACCGACGACTGGGCCGACCCGGCCGTGTGGCGGAAGGCGAACCCGAACCTCGGTGTCTCCGTGAAGCAGGAGTACCTGGAGCGCGAGTGCGCCCGGGCCAAGGAGTCGCCCGCCTACCTCAACACGTTCCTGCGGCTCCACCTCAACATCCGCACGAACGCCGACGTCGCGGCCTTCGACATGAAGCAGTGGGAGGCGTGCCGGGGCGAGAGGAGCTTCCACGAGCTCGCCGCGCAGCTCGAAGGCCACGAGTGCTACGCGGGCCTGGACCTGGCCAGCACCGAGGATCTCACGGCCCTCGTGCTCGTGTTCCCCGACGACGGGAACGCCGTGCTCCCGTTCTTCTGGTGCCCGAAGGAGGGGGCGACCGCCCGCGAGAAGCGCCACCGCGTGCCCTACCTCGGCTGGGCGCGCGACGGGTTCCTCAACCTCACGGACGGGAACGCCACCGACTTCGACCACGTCGAGAAGAAGGCCGTCGAGCTCGCCAAGCGCTACCGGATCCGGTCGCTGGGCTTCGACCGCTTCGGCGCGGCCCAGGTCGTGAACCATCTGAAGGACGCGGGCCTGGACGTCGTGCTCTTCGGCCAAGGGTTCATCTCGATGAACGGGCCGTCGAAGTACCTCGACGTCCTCGTGCGCTCCGGCGACCTGAGGCACGGCGGGCACCCGGTTCTCTCCTGGATGGCCAGCAACCTCATGTGGGAGAAGGACGCCGCCGACAACTGGAAGCCGTCCAAGAAGAAGAGCCGCGAGAAGATCGACGGCATCACGGCGCTGGTCATGGCGCTGGGCATGGGCATGGC